ATCGAGGTAGGCGCGAACTATACCTACTATTTGCTCGCGGTGCGTGTCGGGTACTCGAAAGCATACGGTCGATGTAGTTGAGCCGTACTTTTTTTTCGCCCCTGCGTTTGGGCGTTTACCGCCCCTGTTTTCTTTTTTTATTGTTTCCACGGGTGCAAATATACGTTAATTGATTTTGTTTTGCAATTTTACCCCGTGTTTTTTTAACAGCTTTAACCACTCAAACGCACGGCTTAAATACATTCTGTAAGCTATCGAGCCTTTAGGTGCGGTCGTTAATTGCGCTGAATAGCTGCGATGCGTTTTTAAAGTATCAGTATAGTACGTTACGCCCTCTTTAAACTCGGTTTGCTCGGGTTCGTAATTAACCATGTAATCTAGTATGCGTTGTTCGTTTGTCATTTAAAAAGGGCTACCGTTAAATTCATAATTAGGGGCTAAAGGCAAAAACGTACTACCTTGCTCGCTGGCTGCGTCGGTAAATATTGTAAGCGTTTCGTTATGTTTAAACCGTACTTCACCCGTCGCGCCTTGCCTGTGCTTTTCGAATAGGTAAAAAACGTCGTTAGTGTATTCTATCCCGTTTTCGCTTAACCCATAATAAGCGGGTCGCCAAATAAATATTACCGTGTCAGCGTCTTGCTCAATAGAGCCGCTTTCGCGTAGGTCTGATAGTATAGGGCGTTTATCTGCGCGTTGCTCGACTTGTCGGCTTAATTGCGCTAGGGCTATAACAGGTATGTTTAGTTCCTTTTGCGCGGCTTTTAGGGTGCGGCTTATTTCCGCTACTTCTAATTCACGCGAGCCGCCTTTAAAGCCCTCGATAGTCATTAGCTGCAAATAATCTATTATAGCCCACTTGCAGCGGTTTTTACGTACCTCGCGCCGCATTACCCTTACCGCCTCGTGAACACCGCAGCGTGCTTTGTCGTAAATTAAAATCGGTAGTTGCTCAACCGCCCCTATGCTACGCTCGAACTCGTATAGTTCGTGTTGCGTTAGGTTACCGTCGCGTAAACGTGCGCTGTTTATTTTGTCGTTTGCGTGCTGAAGTATTAAGCGCTGGCATAGCTGCGACTTATTCATTTCTAGGTTAAAGTAAATACCGGGTTCGTTAAACTCGACGGCGTGGTATAGCGCTAATGCTGTTTTACCCATCGACGGACGCCCCGCTAAAATTATAAGCTCGGGGTGAAAGCCGCCTGTAAACTTGTTTAATGCCTTTAAACCCGTGTTTAAGCCGCTTGTTTTGCCTGAAAGGTGTAAGGCGCTGCGGCGGTAATAGGCGTCGCGTTCGTCTGAAGCCAGCGCCATAGCTTCTATTATACTATCTTTTGGGCTGCCGTCTTCGAGTAGGCTGTTTAGCTTTTTAATTATTTCAGTTGCGGTTGTAGCGCCGCCCCGTGGCTCGGATAAACCTAAAGCGTTTTGCGCCATTATAGAGGTTATAGAGCGTTTAATATGTTCGTCTTTAAGTAGCGCTATGTAATCGTTTATCGGTTCGTTATACCATAGGTCAGACCCCCACGCGCTAATTTTGGCTACTTCGGCGGCTGTAATCGTTTTATCGGCTCGCCCGTATTGATTAAGGGTAACTAGGTTCGGTTTAATGTTATCGCTCATAATTGACTTAATGAGCTTATAGGCTCGTAGGGCTAAATCGTCGGTAAACAATACCTCGGTAAGCTGGGGTATAATTTCCTTGTAATGCTCGTCGGGCGAAAGGCAAAGATTTATAAGGGCTTGTTCGACTTTAGGTAGTGAGTTCATAGGGTAAGGTTAGTATTTGATAAGCGTTAACCCAAGTTCCTTCGCTGCGTAATTGATGTGCTTTTGAGTTGTTACTGACCAATACCCTAGTTGCTGTAATTCGGATGTCCCGTAATTGATTTTTGCAACCCTAGTTGTGTAAGACATAACGTAATCAGCACCTTCGTAATTAATTACACGCAAGTTTTGTTTGTACTTTGCAAATGTGCGGCTTTGAGTTTTCATATTTATTTAGTTTAGAGTGTTTAAAAAATTGATGAAGTTGGTGTTGAAAGAAAATTGTTGAAGCAAAGGCATTCAATAAGGTGAACGATTTCCTCTAATTCAGATTTCTCTGTTTTTTCTAATAACAGAATGCAAATGTCATTAGTCCCTGAATTTACCTCATAAGTAAACCCATATGCAATTTCTAAATTCTCATTGCAAATTAGTTCAATGATTGTATCTAAATCCTTTGTGCTGTTAAATTTTAGTAATGCTTCCATGATTGCTTTTTTTAAATGTTTAAATGTTTGATGGAGCAAATATCTAAACTTATTTTGAACCTGCAAACTTTTTCGAAAAATAATTAAAAATATTTTTTCCCTATTCCATTTTCACCCCCTGCGAGGCGCGGGTAAAGGTTTTAGTTTCTAAAGGTTTTGAGGTGTTTAAATCGCGTTTTTGCCAAGTTGCTAAACGCCGCCCGGTGTCCCAAGCGTCTTGTGCCGTTACCCGTATTTTACCGTTTGCTAACGGCTCGCTCCAATAATTAAAAAAGTCGTTTAAAAGTGTTTTAGGGTATTTATCCGCATACGGTCGCATAGCTTCGACTAATTCAGCTTTGCCCCACTTTTTAAAGTTAGCGTTATCTTTATTTTTCTCTTTATCCTTATCCTTATCCTTATCTTTATAGGCTTCGGTTTGGCTTTTAATTCGCTTCGGTTTCGCTTCTATTTCGCTTTCGTTTCGCTTCGTTTTCGGTTTGCTTCCGTTTATGTAATTAGTATTTCCTTTAGTTAATACAGGCTCTATAAACGTCCATATAGTTTTAGCTATACCAGTTAATTCCTTTTGCTCGAAGTCCAGCGAATAGCTAAAAATAGCATCGTAAATTTCTGCCTGCGTTTCTTTTGGTAGGTCTTTTATACCCTCGTACATCGAGCGGTAAAATATACAAGTATCGCGTTTAGTCATAAAAAAGAAAGCCCCTTGAAATTTACGGTCGAAACGGTTAGCATAATACTAACCTCGTAAACCCAAAGGGCGGTAAGTTAATTTCGTTACGTTTAGGTTTCGACGTCTAAACGCTTCAAATATACTAAATTTATTGTTTCAAATATTCTTCAATCGTTTTTATGCATTCGTCTAGCCCCGAGCAAAACAACGCCTCGAAACCCGCATTTTTAAGGCGTATAATCATTTGAAATTGCTCGGTTAGGTGTTCGTCTTGTTTTATCGTTCCGTCGCGTTTAAAGGGCTTAAAATCGCTTTTCTTTATTTCAATAAACAAACCGCAGTAACCGCCGCGGGGCGCTGCTAGAAAAAAGTCGGGGTAGCCCCTATGCGGGTTCATGCTCTTATGTATCCGCGCTTGCCCCATAGTCATTTTAGTTCCAGCGCTGAAGTCAAACCTAAATAATAGCTCGGGGTGCTTTAGTGTTAGGTAACGGGCTAACGCGGTGTAAATATCGCTTTCGCGGGCTGGGCGCTGTTTCATCGCTTGTAAAGGGTATTACATAGCAAAACATATTGTACCCTACCCTCTAGGCTCGCGTTACTATCGTAAAGGTCTACGAGTATGCAGCGGTTTTTTGAATAATCATTATAAACGCGCTTGTATTTAAATGCACATGGTAGCTCCTTAAAGCCTTGCGCGGTAAAATACGGCTCAACGTTTTTTAGTTCGTGTCCGATAAACTCGTTTAAATCGCCCAGCTCGGGGTCAAACGTTACGGCTGTTTTTGTCGTGTTTCTCATTTTTAAAGTTGCTTCAAATAGTTAATGATTAATTCCTTTGCGCTCTCAATTTCGGCGGCGTTATGGCGGTATAAATACAGGTCGGTAAACTTACCCGTTTTCTTAACTTTTGGCGGTACACCGATATAATAGAAGTTCGCAGGGTCGAAACCCATTACGAGCGAATACCAAACCGCTTGTACGTGGTTACAATGGTCCACCATATCGCGCCCGAAGTCGTGTAGGTTTTTGGCGCTGGTCGTTTTAACGTCTGCTATGCTACCCTCTTTTAAGTTGCATAAGTCCATAGCCGCCTTTGCTTCGACCGTAAAGCCGCCTATCGTAACGTTAGCTAGGTGTATGTATTCCTTTTCGGCGTTATCGAAAAAGTCAGCTAACAGCCGTACCTCGTGAATAGCATTATAAACGTTTTGCGTTTGCTTTGCCATATCGTCAAACGAGCGCTCGAGTAAATCATAGTGAAACTCTTTACCTTTATTTAGCGCCGTTTGAGCGTGTGAA